CTCTAATTCTACAGGTATTTCAGTTTCTACTGGTTCATTACCAAGCATTTCACACATTTCAAAATAGTGCTCTTTGCTAATTCCACCAACCTGTAGATTTTGAAAATAATTTTTTAATTGTGTTTCAACTCTTTCGAATTGTTCTTCAAAAAGTTTCCCAGGTCACTTACCTGCTCACTAATAAAACTGTCAAAATCTGTAGAATTTTTCATTAAGTAGAGTGCATTTTCTGCAGTATAGTTTAATAGATCTTCAGGATCTAATTGTCCAACCTCTACTGGCGCTAGTTTTTCTAAATATTTAATTTTTAATCCAGTCCAGCCTTTTATAGCATTTTCTACATAAAACTGTAAAAATAATTCATCGTTGAGTTCTTCTTGAGGTTGACGATTTTTAAAAGTAACTTTTGTTGCACGTTTACGTATATTAATAATAGTTTCACGACTTAAAAAAGCTACATCAATAATAAAACCTGGCATACCAGGAAATTCTACTTCAACACTTTTTGAAGGTACTAATAGGGTTTTTAAACTAAGGTCTGTCATATAATATAATTTTTAATTGGAGCTAGTACTAACTAGCTCCGGTTGATAAGACTTATGAATAGTATGCAACATCCAATTCATTAACTGCAGCAAGGTCAAAATTATTGCTTGTAACACCTTGAGCAGTAAAATTAATTGTTGTTGAAATAACTTGCTCTGTAGCAATAGTAGGAATTGTTAAAACAACACCCGGCATATTTAACTCAACACGATCAGTAGCACTAGTACCACCAATACTTATTTTTAAACGATATGCTGGATCAACATCTGTACTACTAGCAGTTAATAAATCACTTAATAATTGTGCTGTTGTTTTTGCATCACTACTAGTTGGTGTAGTATTTACTAGATTTGAAGATCCAGTTTGAGTATTTGGACTAGCTGCTCCAGTACGAAGATATGCTGTTAAACTACCACTAATTGCACGAGTACCTGCAAAGTAAGTAACTGGCTGATTAACAATACCAAGATTAGCTGGTGTTAAATAACTAATATTATTACTAATTGTTAAATTGCCGCCTGTTAAAGGTACATTATAGTAAGGATTTGTTGAGCTGCCAGTACCAGTAAGATTCTGTTGTAATGTTACTACACTTAATTTATTAGCTATAAATGCTGCTGTAGTAATTTTTGGTTTAAAATCACCAGTTAAACTACCAGACCAAGTCGTATTAGTTGCAAATGTTGGTGATGCTATTTGACGAATAGCTTTAGCTTGACCAGCCCATTGAATACTAGCAATAGCATCAATACCAAAATCTATTGTTGCTGTATTTAGTACACAATCATCAATTAAAAAACAAGCTGTATCAATAATAACTATTAAACCAAAACGTTGTAGTTGATGTTTATTACTATAAGTAGCCGTACATGTAGCTGGAGCACTGGTAGTATTTGTCCAAGCTTTAGTTCCACTACCAATTGCACCATCTGTAAATAGTGCGTTCCATAATACACTTTCTTCTGCTGTATAACTTGCTGTGCCTGCAGAACTAATAACTGTAGATATTGTAGGAAGTGAAACAGGTTCAGCACCACTATCTGGATCCACAATAGTTACCGTTGGAGGAACCGTATATCCAGAACCACCATCTAGTAAATAAATACCTATTAGTTTTTGATAGTTTGGTGTAGATGAATCTACACCAAAAATAGGAGCAAAAGTAGCTGTTACGCCTCCACTAGGAGCCGATGTAGCATAAATAAAAGTATTAAGACCAAAATCAGTTGCAAAAGCCTGAGTAGCTGCACTAGCCGTAATAATATTACTAGGATAGCTAGTTAATAATGTAGTACTTGCACTACTACCTGCTGTAATTGCACCTGTTGTAGTACCCCAAGTAAAGCTTGTTACGCTACCACCAGTAGTATCCTTAAATGGACGAATATAAGTAGTCATATTAAAATCAACAGGATCTAACTGTGTATTAAAACTACGCTGTCCACGAACTGGACTAGCGCCTGTTTCATTTAATGTAACTGTTTCACTAGTAGTATTTTGACTAAAACCGAATCCATCTAGTACTTGAATTTCTCTAGTATTGCTTGCAGTTATACTAGGAGCTCCGGCGGCAGCTATAACTCCAAGTCCACTTCCACTTGTTCCTACTGCAGTAGTAAAGAATACTCTACTATTACGAAGTAAATTAAAACTCATCGTTTATTCCTCTTTATGAGTATACTCTTAAGCCATAACTAGACTTTTATCTGTATTAGGCTGCAGAATACGGTTGCTTACATAATCTGATAACGGACCTGTAAGTTAATCTCACCAACTGCATATGGGGCTAAGAGGCCTTCATCTGTAGTTATTGAGTCTATTAATATTTCTGTTGTTTCATAATTTTTGTCTATGTCATATACTAGAACTCTGTTACTATCTATGCAACGCTCTAAATCTTCTAGCAACTGTTCTAGTTGTTCTTGTGCGCTATCTTCACTTTTACAGTATACTTTTACGCAAACACCAAGCATGCCCCAGGCAAAGTCTGCTGGATGATATTCGCGCTGCTCAGTGCCTGGACTTAGGTATACACAAGGAAAATCATTAACTTCATCCCAAAATTTTAGCTTGGCGTAACTTTGATTTTGTAGATTTATTTGATAGGGTGTTGTACCATCTATAGCTTTAAACTTTTCGGCAAGGGCTTTTACTATACTTGTTCTTCTGCTCATACTAATATAGCCCTTAGTCTAGTTATTTTTGCTTGTTCAGCTACTTGTCTGATTGACCTTGATATTAACAGTTTAGAGTCTCTACTGCGTGGTAGCTCCTGTTTACCGCCTGCACTAAAAGTTGCATATGGGTTACGCATATAATTGTAAAAAGCACTAATCATTCCATTACGACTTTGTGTTAACCGCTCAACACGAACACTTTCTGCAAATCTGCCACTACGTAAATTAAGTACGTCACGGCGAGTTCCAGTACCCATATTTTGCTTAACAGTTTGTACAAGATTAGAGTCTAGTAAATTTTTTATGGTATCTAGTGAAGTTTCTATACTACCAATAAAAGGTTGTTGAATTGGTGCTGCCAGGGCTGGCTTTTTGATTTTTACACTATTTTTTGCAATTCCTAAGATTTGGGGTCTTGTTGCAGTTACTGTCTTTTTAGTAGTTTTTTTAAAATTTTGCTTATACCTAGAAACTGTTTCACCTTTTATACTAGCAACTATTGCGCTTAGTATATAATCGAACATACTTGGACTTCTACGCAAGGTTGCTATTTTAGCAAAATTTCTAGCTATATCACTAGATATTTTCTTTTGAAAGGTAAATAGCTTATCCGAAATATTTTTTAATATACGTTTTTGAGATAATCTATTTGCTGATTCTAAGGTACTGCCGCGTATTTGATTATAAGGAGAATTTTCAAATTTTAAAATGTTTCCGCCTATTGACACAAACATTTTAACAAATCCATCACTAAAATCTTTATCAATTTCTACAAAATAATCTACTTGTTGGGCATCGGTTATAAATTGCGTTACAGTTTGCTCTGCCTTAGGTATTGGATCTCCAGTAGTATTTTCAAGTATATCGTAAATAATACCTATTACTTTAGGTGTATTTATTTGTACTCGTATATTATCACCTTCTTTATATCCTACCGCTACATGACCATAGTTTAAAAATTGACCTATAGAAGTTACTTTTTTAGGCAAATCATTACTTTTTACATATAAATCTATAGCACCAGAAAGTTCATCATAGACTTCTCTATAATTACTAAATACAAATACTTCTCGCTTACCTGGTGAACTAACATCTCTAATATAAATAGGTTTGTTAAATATATCTCTACGAACGGTTGCTAGTATATCACCACTTCTTGGTTTTTCTACTAATTCTGCTTTATTGCCAGTACGTATTAATTCTTCAACAATTAAAGCATTATTCAATCTTTCAGTAATAGTGCGTTTATTTTGTGATACACATTTTGTTTTAAGAGTTCCTACAGCATCTTTAATAATATTTATTATAAGAGCAATTTCATCATTACTAAATTTAAATTTATCAAAATTTTGTAGGTATTCTCTTTTAGATTCTATATTTAAACCTAATGATTCTAGTGCCCCACTTAGGTCTTGGTAGCGTTTTAATTCTACTTCTATATCACTATAATCAATTATTAACATGCTAGGAAAAGCTGTATCAATAATTGTTCGTAATGTTGTACTAGGATTTGTAAAAGACTTTTCACCAGCTGAAGCTAGTTCTAGCAGCTCTTCTGGAAAATTTTTAACTAATTCAGGACTAGCTGTCTGTATAAACTTCATTATGTATAATCCGCCATATATTGGTCTAGTACACGTTTAATATGTGCTGGAAAATTTGTTGTAGCTATATATTGTATCTGTGTAATATTAGGCGTTATATCACGATTAACGTGCACAGCACTATTATTTTTTGAATAATATTCTACTAAGTCAAGAACAGCTAGTTTTAAATCTTCTGGTACTGTTTCAAAACCACCAAAATACTCTACACGATAACCGCGGATAAGTGGCTCAAATACTAGAGCATCGAGTACTCTAACACTATCACCATCTTGTACCCAATTTGTATACTCTGTTAGTACTGAATAAGTTTTACCATAATTTATACTTTTCTTTACAGCTAGTACTTCACGTACTGGACCTTCTTTTAAATAAAATCTATCGAAACCACCTTCAAAGTACTCAATATATGCTTCATCATAGTAGTCAATAAAACTTCTACGGCAGTAAGTCTTTATTAAGCTACTAACTTTAGGAATTAATAAATCAATTTCATCATCTTTATTAGTACTAGTAATTCCTAGATAATTCTTATATTCTGCTCTAGTAATTAAGTTTGTAGCCATATAAACTCCGCATTGTCTCTAAAAACTACCTAAATAGTCTTTAGAGACAGGACTCTTACGAATCCTGTCTAAAAACTTAAAGCTTAAGGTACGTAACGAACTGCTACAACACCTTGACCATCAACTGTTGATAGTTGTGTCA